TCTACTTACGGGGATTTCGACAAATATATGAAACGCCTGGATCCTGTAAGTGGATATCTTTCCAGCAAGTTTGGAAAAGAAAAAGCAGAATCACTTGTCAATGATTTCCTTTTCTGCTATGGTTAATGCTTGGAGTTTACTTTACGATACTATGAATGAATCACTCGGTGAAGATGTTTACGAAGACCTTTTGAAAAACCCAGTTACTTTTGGTGATACTGTAATCTCTGGTGCTGAAGATACCGATACCATTAGTTTTGGTGCAGCACAACCAGTTCCTTACAATAGTTTCTTTGGAGTTGGTGAAGACCACATTTCTTTCACTGGATCCCACGTAAGAGGTGGGGTTGGTGATGACGTTATTACTTTTAACTTGAACATGCCTGAAAAAACTGACCGCCGCTATAAGTATAGTGAGACTCGAATCATCAAAGAACTGGAAGAATATATTTCCGCAACATACAACCAGCACTACTCTGCTGGTGATGATAAAGTACAAACACTTGACCTGATTGAAGCTTGTGGTGATGGTGAATCCTTCTGCCGCAGCAACATCCTCAAGTACGCCTCTCGTTATGATAAGAAAGGCACCGCACGTCGTGATATCATGAAGATCCTGCACTATGCTGTGCTTCTGATGCATTTCAACGATAAGAATGCACAACGTGAAACCTACCCTCAATGAATAACATGAAACTCTCTGACAATACCCTGACCATTCTGAAGAACTTTGCGGGTATTAACAACTCCATCCTCGTGAAAGAGGGTAATCGTCTTCGTACTATTTCTGTTGCCAAAAACATTCTGGCAGAAGCAGATATCACTGAAGAGTTTCCTCGCGACTTTGCTATCTACGATCTCAACCAGTTTCTGAATGGTTTGAGTCTGCACCAGGATCCTGATCTTGACTTTAACGAAGCTTCTTACCTCTCTATCAAAGAAGGTAAGCGTCGTGTGAAGTACTTCTTTGCCGATCCTAACGTGATTATTTCTCCTCCCGACAAAGAAATCAATCTCCCCACCCAAGATGTTTGCTTCCAACTGGATAGCGCCTCTTTGGAGAAACTGGTGAAGGCAGCACAAGTTTATCAACTGCCCGATCTCTCTGCTGTTGGTGAGGCAGGTGTTATCAAACTGGTGGTTCGTGATAAGAAGAATGATACTTCTAACGAATATGCCATTGTTGTTGGTGAAACAGATCAAGAGTTTAGTTTCAACTTCAAAGTGGAAAACATCAAGATCATTCCTGGTGCTTACGATGTAGTTGTTTCCTCTAAACTTCTTTCCAAGTTTACCAACACCAAATACAACCTCACTTACTATATCGCCCTGGAACCTGATTCCAGTTTCGGTTGATGCGACACATCCTCTTTACATTGAAGGGTTGCAATGTTGAGTTGATGGAGGATACAGAATATATGCGCCTGATGCTGTACAATGCAGCAAAAGAGTGTAACTCAACCCTCCTCAACTTATCAGTGCATAAGTTTGAACCACAAGGATTTACTGGTATCGCTATGCTTGCTGAATCTCATATCAGCATTCATACTTGGCCAGAGAAAGGTATGGCGGTTTGTGACGCTTTTACTTGTGGAGACCACACAACACCTGAAAAGGGTGTAGAATATATGCAGAAGATGTTGGAGTCAACCGACATCGTTATGAACGAATTTATTCGACCTTTGGAATGAACATCTTTGTTACTTCTCCTGACCCCTGGGAATCTGCCAGGGTTCTTCCTGACAAACACATTGTCAAGATGCCTCTGGAAACTTGTCAGATGCTTTCTATTGTTGCTTCTGATAAATGGGGTCACGGATTCGGTACTCTTCCCAAAGCAGATGGTACGCCTTATGCTACTGAGAAGGGTGCTTTTCGTAACCATCCTTGCACTATCTGGGCAAGTGAGTTTGTAACCAACTGGCAATGGTTGCTCGCTCACGGATTTGCTCTCTGTGAAGAATATGCAGCACGGTATGGTAAAGTACATACGTGCTTCAATACTCTTCTTGCTGCAAGAGAAATCTTCCCCACAGCAGACCCACAAGGAAGGAGTGGCAAAGAAACAACACCATTCGCACGGGCAATGCCTGACGAATATAAACTTGATACAAGCATTGATACATTCACTGCCTACAAAATGTACATTGCTTCTAAACCCTGGGTGTGCGATAATTACCTTCGGTTGCCCCATCGTAAACCTGATTGGATTTGATTATGAGTGATTTTATTTGGGTTGAGAAATACCGTCCCAAAACTATTGAAGAATGTATTCTCCCTGATTCTGCCAAGCAGATGTTCACGGAGTTTCTAAATAAGGGCGAGATTCCTAATATGCTTCTCGCTGGTCCTCCAGGTATTGGTAAGACCACAGTTGCCAAGGCTCTCTGTAATGAACTTGGAGCAGATGTTTATGTCATCAATGGATCCGACGAGGGTAGATTCCTCGATACTGTCAGAAACAATGCGAAGAACTTCGCTTCGACCGTATCACTTACGGCAGATGCTAAACACAAAGTCATCATCATTGATGAGGCAGATAACACGTCCAACGACGTACAACTCCTCCTACGGGCGTTTATTGAGGAGTTTGCTGGCAACTGTCGATTCATCTTCACCTGTAACTACAAAAACAAAATCCTTGAACCCCTCCATTCACGTTGTGCGGTCATTGAGTTTGGTATTAAAGGAAAGGACCGACAGTCTATCGCTGCCCTCTTTTTTAAACGGCTTCGGGAAATTCTCGACGCAGAGGGAGTACAGTACGACAACAAAGTACTTGTCGAACTTGTCAACAAGCACTTCCCAGACTGGAGAAGAGTTCTCAACGAAGTTCAAAGATACTCCGTTTCTGGTAAGATTGATTCGGGCATTCTTGCTACGTTTTCGGATGTTGCGGTAAATGAACTTGTTAAAAACCTTAGGGAGAAAAACTTTGCTGAGGTTCGTAAGTGGATCGTTTCTAATCTGGACAACGACACTACTGTACTTCTGCGTCGCATTTATGATGCTTGTTACTCATCCCTTACAAATGCTACTATTCCTGCTGCTGTGCTTATCATTGCTAAGTATCAGTATCAAGCTGCCTTCGTAGCAGATCAGGAAATAAATATGCTTGCTTGTTTAACCGAAATTATGTGTGAGTGTGAATTCAAATGATTAATGTAAAACTGATTCGTATTGTAACTGGTGAAGAAATAATCGCAGAAGTTATTTCTGAAACCGATGATATTATCACTATTCAGAATGGTCTTGTAGTTATTCCAAATTCTCAGGGTGTTGGATTTGCTCCTTGGGCAACTGTGATTAGTAAGGATGAACCAGAGATTACTGTGAAGAAAACTCATATTGTGTATGTCGCAGCAGTTCAAGAAGACGTTGCTCATAAGTATAATGAGATGTTTGGAAGTAAACTTGTAACTCCATCACCAAAAAAACTAATCGTATGAAAAACAAAAATCACCAAGTGAAATCCAGAATGTATTATTATTTCTGGGGAGTCTGTACAGTTGCTGTTGTTTTTGGTCAACTCTATGTTGGCACTGGATATCGTATGATGGCAGGAAGTTTCAACAAGTTCTTTTACACACTTACAGAGTTAATGGAGGAAGTGCCAAATGGGTCTACTGAATATCGATAAAACCAAACTGATAGAACCAAGAGTGAAGACTACTCCAGAGAATGTGGCAGAGGCAAATGAAGCACTGTTTCGTGCTAAAATGACTTTACCTGCTGCCGCAAAACATTGTGGCATGACAAAGAAGGAAATGAAAATGACCTTCCTTGAATACTTGAAGTATCACCCTAAAGATTATGAGCAGTCTGAAAAGTTATAAAACGCCTTTACGCTACCCTGGCGGTAAGTCCCGTGCTTGTACCAAACTTGACCAGTATATTCCTAATCTTGACGAGTATACTGAATATCGTGAACCATTTCTTGGTGGTGGGAGTGTAGCAATTCACATTACTAAGAAATATCCACACCTTAAAATCTGGGTCAATGATCTTTACGAACCACTCTACAACTTCTGGTGTGAGTTGAGAGACAATGGTCGTAAGATGCGTGATGAACTTGTACAACTAAAGTATATACATCCAGAACCAGTATCTGCTAAGAATTTATTCCTTGATGCTAAGGAGAAAGTAAATGACACTTCCATTTCCAATTTACATCGCGCTTGTGCTTTCTACATTATTAACAAGTGCTCTTTTTCTGGTCTCACTGAGTCCTCATCCTTCAGCACACAAGCATCAGAAAATAATTTCTCAATGCGAGGCATTGATAAACTCCTCGGGTATTCGGAAATAATTAAGAATTGGAATATTACCAATCGTCGTTATCAATTCCTTCTTACTGACGAGAAGTCTGTTTTCACCTATCTTGATCCTCCGTATGAGATTGGATCTAATCTTTATGGTAAGAGGGGCGATATGCATAAGTCATTTGACCACGATATTTTTGCTACTGTTTGTGACCGCTTTGTAGGACCTCAACTTATCTCCTATAATTCTTCACAACTCATTCGTGAGAGATTCAAGGATTATCAGACTGGTGAGTTTGACCTTACTTATACAATGAGGTCAGTTGGTGAATATATGCGAGAGCAAAAAGAACGCAAGGAACTTTTACTTTTTAATTATGGAATTGAAGGATTGGTTGAATAGCATTAATCAGACTAAAGAAAATCTGATTGACGAAGATCCATCACTTGAAAAGGAGTTTCCTCCTTATATTGTCAATCGTTGTTTTTCGGGGCATATTGATGCGATTATGTTCGCAAATGAAATGAATCAGTATCATTTCCTCCCTAAAAAACTTCAATATGATTTTTATCTAAATAGTCTGAGGAAAAAGAAGAGATTTTCTCCCTGGCTCCGACAAGATAAGATCAAAGACCTTGATTATGTCAAACGTTATTATGGTTATAGTAATGAAAAGGCAAAACAAGCGTTGAAGATTCTCACTGAAGAACAACTTAATTTTATTAAAGCGAAATTTGACACTGGAGGAAAAAAATGAGCGTGGTTCAAGAACCCGAAGTGAAGTGGACACCCGAACAAATGGTTGAAGTGGTTCTTAATGAACCCGACGACTTTTTGAAAGTGCGTGAAACTTTGACTCGAATCGGAGTGGCATCAAGGAAGGAGAAAAAAATCTATCAGTCCTGCCACATTTTACATAAGCAAGGTAGATACTATCTTGTTCATTTCAAAGAATTGTTTGCTCTGGATGGCAAGCACGCTAACCTTACCGTTAACGATGTCCAGCGCCGCAATCGTATCGCCCAACTGCTTGCCGACTGGGGTCTCATTGGTATCGTAGATGTCACTAAGATTCAAGATATCGCTCCGCTTAATCAGATTAAAGTACTCGCTTATAAAGATAAGCAGGATTGGATTCTCGAAACTAAGTATAATATTGGGGCTAAGAAGAAAAAGGTTGAGGAAGAATAAATATCTAAAAAGACATTGAAATGTCTAGTAGATCTGCCATACTAATAGATAACTTCCTTCCAGAAGATATATTCAACAGCATAGCACTAAGAGTTTCCCAATCCTCTAGTTATAGGGATGGTGAAGTTCATGATTATGTTAGAGATGACTTGTGGAGGGAAGTTACTTTTTTGGTTCTTGATAGAATGAAAGAAATTGGATTATATCGAGAACATCATGTAGCAGCAACTGACGTAGGAAACTTTTCATATAATCAGTTTCGCCCACGAAACTATGGGCATGGTAATTTTAACGGACCACATATAGACAATGGTTCGTATGTTTATTATATTCATCCACATTGGGATGAAAGTTGGGAAGGAAAACTAAAACTTACTGAAGCAGTAGAAGAGCGATATAGGAATGGTATTCATGCTACTCCAAATAGATTTATCTGGATGAATCCAGATGTAGTTCATGATGTAACTACAACATCTGTTAGTGCTGAACATGCTAGAGTAACCAACTTGGGATTCCAAGGTGGATGTTTCGATGAAAATCCAGTTGGAGTAGAATACCTAAATATTTTTACTACCTGAATTAGTGTCTTATAGTGGCAAGAAATAAGTTTAAGGCAGCAATAAATCATATTAAGTCTACTCAAATAGACGAAAAAATTCAGCGTCTGAACGAAGCTCCTACTAATAGTATGAGTGGTGTTTATGACCTTAGTCCTCAGGGTCAGAGATATGGTGAGAAAAATCCTGAGAAAACTTTTTATGCCAATGCTGATGGAAGTTGGCCACCAGGAGTTCCTGGAACACCAGGAGAAAGAACGTATATAAGACCAAGAGGATATTGGGAAGAAGGACCTGGAACAACTCCTTCTGTCCAGCATGATAATATTGTTAATTTGGATTTTTCTTATAGTACTCAAATTGACGATCCAAGAAATACAAAGACTTTAATTGATGAAACTACTGGACGTGTTCAAACAGAACTCCCTCCCAATAGTAGAAGTTTTATTTTGGGTCCTCTTGTTGATTTGTATTTCCATAATCATGGATATGATAATCGCACATATGTTGGATATATTCAAAAAGACACTAGATCATTTGTGCTTCTTGGATATGTTATTGGAACTTGGGGAGACGATGATAGTGGAAATCCAATCCGTGCTGATGGATTTGAAGGTTCTATAAACACAAGAGTTTGG